CTTTTCTTCTCTGAAGTGTTGTAGCGGTAGCACGCACTCAGCCGTGGATACTTAAATTCCACATTGCGGATCATTACTGGTTTGAAGTCTGTTTTAGCCATCTGTTTTTCTCCAAGCTAATTAAAGTTCGGCTGCATCTAAACGCAGCCATCGTGGCAGATCAATCACATTAGTTTGATCTGACCAACCAGTGTCCCACTTCTGGGCCTCGTTGGCTTTTGCAATCTTGCGCAGGGTCATGTGCATTTCGCCTTTGGCCCAGTCAAGATATTCTTCATGTATGATATTTGTCGAGACCGCGTGTGCGCCGGTTTTTTCGACGTGGACAAATACGAATTGTGACGCCTCATATCCAGCCTGCTCTAGGCAGTGCATGTAAAAGGCTTGCTGAATTGCATAATTGTACGCAATCATGTCCTTTGCCACGCCGCGTGGTGAAGCATCCTGACACGTCTTGAGATCGTACAGGACACCTTTTGCATCCCAGTAGCTATCCGGGCGGCATTTGATCTTCAGCTCGGTCTCAGGGTCAGTGGCAAAAAAGCTGGCTTCGTTGACCGTTGTTGGCCCCGCCATGCGTTGCCCCACTGGGTGAAACAGCACGCTATCGGCAATATTCCGCGCAAGATCATAGTCTGCGGCGGTCAGCAGCGTTTGATCGTTTGCCTGAGCTTCCTCATATGCTTCCGTCCAAGCCTTGCCTCTGCGTGTCTCTGGGCCGCGCACGACGCCCTTGCCATCTTCTAGCACCATTGCGTGTACGGCAGTTCCCATGTCGAAGACCGGGCTTGAGCTGTATGTCTTCGCCTTCCAATGTGCCAGCGATTTGCTGTGGACCATTTTTACGTCAGATGAGCTGATAGCGTCATCGGCGTGGTATTGGCTGTTGGATAGTTTGTCAGCTGGTATCATCATTGTTTATTGCTCCGTCATTTCAATAATGCACTTTATGATGTCATTTATGTAAAACACTTCTCTTTTCGAATCTGGAAGAAACGGTTGCAACACCCTCAGTTGCCTTCTCTCAACAAAACTATTGATGTAAAAGTTAGTGACGCCTAAAAAACTTCCAACCTCACTCTTGGTGAAGAATATTTTTCCCGAGCTTTCCAGCAGCCGCATAACCTGCTTGTTCATGCCTTGGAACTCTTCTTGTGGAGCTTCTTCAAGCAACTTTTCAGCTTGCAAATTGTGGTGAATATTGCACTTGGGCTTTTCCGCCCTAATCGCATCAACCTCTGCCTTTAAAGCCTCTTCTCGGGTGTCAAACCATTCAATCTTAACGTCGGTTACTTCTGTAAACCAAGCGCTACCTTTGTAATGCTGTGACAGCCTGTTTTGTGCGTTCAAGCTAATTCCAACGTACAACAGAGAATTGTCATCGGCATACTGTCTATAAAGTGCAGTCCTCATTGCATTGCCTCCCTTGCAATGTAGCAGAAAGTCTCAAAGTCCACCTCTGCCGTGTAGTCGTGATCGCAATCAGTTAACGCAGCCAGCGGGATCACACATCGCATTGGCTTGCGGTCGTATTTGTAAATCAGGCACGGCATCTTTCGCTCACGCTCGGCGGCCACTTTGACTTGCTCCCACCATGCAGGCGCACCTCCGATTGGCCCGTCCTTGTATCGCTTTAGCTCCAGACAAAACGGGAATGCCGGATCGTCCGGTATAAGGTCTGCGTGAGCGCCAGCCCGGTATTGTTCTAGGTCGCGCTTAAAAGATATGCCAAGTTCGTCGCGCAAGGCGTTGGCTGTCTCGCGTTCAAAATTTGCGCCCTTGTTGCGCCCGTTGACCATTAGTCGGCTCGCGGCTGCTCGGCGTGGATGCCGGAGTTAAATGCTGCGGTTAAAGCTGCCGATCTAATAAACGTGGCCAGCGCCATGCCCTTTTGCTCTGCTGCTAGTGTCAGCACAACATGCTGCGACTCGGTCAATACGATCCGACTTTCCTTTTTCATGTCACCCTCCAAGGTTAATTTGATAGGACGTTACATCCTAAAAAAAGTTAGTGCAAGTGCAAATTAGGTATTTACATAGGATGATTTACGGATTAGTTTGATTGTATAAACAGATGGAGACGAACATGACTAATTCTTACAAGGCAACCAAAACCCGCCACAAATACGCAAATCGCTTTAAAATGATTTCAGATGATGGCGCAAGAGGTGAGTGCGAGCTTGTGGATGACGGCACTTACCGTCTCCGCTTTGGCTCAATGATTGGCTCAAAGAAGTACGCCAGCATGGACGATGTGGCGCAAGAGGCGTTCCGTTGCAGCCGTGAGGCTCTTGCTCGCCTTTCGGTAGTTTAGGGAGAAACAACCATGAAACGTGTCACGCGAAAACTCATCCTTGACTCAATTGGATGTCCAAACCTCGTGCTAGTGCGATGGGTGCGGCAGGAAAAGCCAAAACGCGGGCCGCGCGTTCCGTTCTTCCGCTTTATGTACCTCAAAGAAAAGCCAGCGCGCAATTCCATCAGCCAATGGACAGTGGACCACAAAATGGTTGACGCGGATATTATACAATTTCTCGATGTAGACCAACGAAACCTCAAAGACCTCACGCTTGATCAGTGGGTCGAGAATGGTCAGAAGCTCATAGAGCAGGTCGAGCTTCGCCGCGACCTGTCAAACGTCATCAACTGGGTGTCACCAAGCGAGACGCCGTTTATGACCGAGGGCCGAGAAGACGCAAATCTTTACGAGTGGAAAGAGAAACAACCATGAAACATAAGTTAGAAATCGCCGCCGAAATCATATTTCTTTTGGGATTGTTTGCCGTGCCATTATTTATTCGAGGGACCATGCTATGAGTAATATAATTGATTGCCCCGAATGCGACGGCGAAGGCCAAGTCGAGCGTGACGTGTGGGTGCGCCAGAGTTCAACTTGGCACGGCGACTTTGAGTCTGTCATGGAAGATTGCGACAACTGTGGCGGCGTTGGACAGATTGAAGCGCTGGAGGAAGACGAATGAAATACGACCCAGAAGCACTAACAGCACACGTTCTTGCCTGTGCCAATCAAGGGATGTCGCAGGCTGATGTGGCTGAACTTCTAAATGTGTCTCGCTCGACGATACACCGGATCACCAGCAAACTTAATATAACTCTTGAAAGGAAAAAGCGTGAGTACGGACCAAACTCAGATTATTATAAAAAGGCTCGAGAGAATAACGAGCATAATGCTGGCGGAGCAGAAGACGGCGATGAGGCCAAACTTGAAGCAGCGGCTGGAAGAGCAGCAAGCGCTAATAGACGTGCTAAAGCGCGAGATGCAAAAGACGCCGCAGAGCGACTGAAGGCAAAGCTGGAAGGCGTCACGGATAAGCATGAGCGCTTTGAGATTACATACGGCCACTGCCTATGGGAGTTTGAGACGCTCATGTATCGCCAGCGCAAACGTGACCCGCTCCCGTCTGGCCCGCGTAGGCCCACAACTATGGCCCCGTCCATGATTGTAGCCGCTGAGAGGATGAAACAGCACAGCATCGACCAAGGCAAGCGCCTGTTCTCTTTGATACCGTATGACCAGCGTGTGACTGCCGCAGAGGCCGCAGAGCTTCTGGGCGATAGCGTTCCGCGCACGTCCAGCTATCTCAAGAAAATGTGGGAGGCTGACAAAATCTACCGGGTGCGCGACTTCGTTGAGGTGCCGGGCTACACCAAGCGCCAATGGCGGTGGGTCTTCAGCAAGCAGCCGATCAAGGCGCTGTCTAACAGGTTTGAGGATGACGAGTAATGGAAGATAAGGAATTGGAGCGCATGATAAACGCAGCCGGTCTGATTGGAGCTATCTTTGGCTTCATCAGCGGCGCTGGCCTAATGGCGGCTGTAGGTATTATATTCTAGTAATCGTATGGACAGAACGCTTATTATATGATTGTATATTTAAAGAGGTCTTACTAACCTCAATGCTAAGTGAACAAACCCTCGAACTTCGGTTCGGGGGTTTTTATTTAAATAAACCTACTTGCAAAATTATTTAACTGGTGTATTTGTTAGGCTTCATAACCAGAGAGGAAATAAAATGGGAAAACCTTTAAGAGCCGTAATCGTTATTGATATTGAGGCACAAACCTTCCGTGACGCAACTGAACTTGACGCGGCTATACAGAAAAAGGCACAAAAACTTTGTGATGAGCTAGTCGATCCGTCAAATACTAGCAGTG